TTTATAATAATTTTATTTCTCTCCTCATCAAGCAAACGGGGATACAAGAAACCGATACACTTTCACCAATATCGTCGATATCGACAATTATCCCCAAAGCAATGAACTATTCGGATGTAGAAACGATGGCATTTCACCTTTCGCTTCAATTACATTATTTAGAAAAACAGGGGTTTAGTTTATTTTTTTGGCAACCAAGCGATATTAGCGTTATTCGTATTATGCATAAGCATATGGAACAAACCCTCTATTTATTATCAAATTTATCGCAATTAGTGCCGCTGTATAAACAAGATTTATCGCAATTATCACTAGTATATCCATCTGTTTTTCCTTTCCCACCCGAGAGATGTGCGCCCGAATTATTTAATATGAAAGTATTGCCTTTTATTACACATCGTAGTGCAAGTTATTATAGCTTAGGTTTATTATGTTTATGGTGTTTAAATATTTCATACGAAAATCTCTCTTTAGAAAAATTACAAGGGACAAAACTATTTTATTTTTTAGAGAGATGTTTGAAAAAGATTCCAACCGAAAGGGTATTATTATACCTTTGAGAAAGGTATAGCCAAACTATTTTTAAAAACGGCATAGCCAAACTATTTTTAAAAACGCCATATATATATAATATATCTATGTCGATTGTTGCATTAAAACGAAATTCAAGAAGGTTTCAAGTGCCTGTTTCAGCAAATGGGTTTTCTTTAAACGGTGGACATCGTAATCAGCGCATCTTTGGAAACACTAATCTCTCGGCTTTAACCAACGGACAATACAATTATTGTTCAGGCAATGACCCCACCATAGTTAAAACATCAACCAAGAACACCAAAGGCTTTCTCTATTCTACAGTGAATTTCCCAACTTGTCCTAATGGAAGCACTTGTGGTGGAGTGGGTGCTCAAGCAAATTGGGTGAAAAACTTTTCGCCCGAAGATCACAGTGCGGGGCAATATATTAAAGATGTAGTACAAGCTAGTGCAGCAACATGCGTCACCAAAAAGATTGATTCAGGCGAAGAAGTGTGTTTGCCGGATTGCAAAGCACGATCTTATCATATTGGCGGTAAACGCGTTTATACAACCTATAATGCAAAAAATAGTGGCGAGTATGGACAAGGGGCAATTACCGCTGGTGAATACTTGAAAGCCGGACTATTGAAATATAAGAAATACAATTGTAATACGACAGTTGAATCAATTGCTCCTTTGCCGCCTGCTTTATTAAACAGCGGATGCTATCATTGTTAATTATATAAATATGTATATTAATAAATATATAAAACCAACTGGTATTATATGTTTATATCCAATTTTATTATGTCGACGACCGCTCATTATTTACTTAAATTGAAGTTGCCCGCCGATTTGCCGCCCCAAATACACAATATGTATGTTGAGGCGGTCTCATCGCATAATGAGAGTATTAATACCCAATGTTATTATGACGCGGGGTTTAACCTGATTTGTCCCGCAGATGTAAAAGTCGCTGGATTAAGCACGGTTAAGGTTGACCTTGGCGTCCGCGGTGCCATGTCTTATATATGCGAACCGGTGCCTAAGACAAATAGTACAACTACAACTACAAGCACACCCGTCGGTTATTTCCTTTACCCGCGCTCTAGCACCGGCACGAAAACACCTCTCCGCTTGGCCAACTCGGTAGGTGTGATTGATTCAGGCTATCGCGGCAACTATATTGCGGCTTTTGATAATGTACGCATTGAGAGTTTTCAGATTGAACAAGCCCAGCGCCTCGTGCAGATTTGTTCGCCGAATTTGACCTATCCTTTACGCGTCGAGTTGGTAGAAGAATTAGATATGGATACGGTGCGCGGGGAAGGAGGGTTTGGTTCAACGGGGAGGTGAAATTAGGGTTAATGACGGATGGCTACCAAATGTTTTTATGGTATAATCATTCGCGTATTTTGTTAAAATAGGAGCTATTTTAGGTTTATTGTATTTTATCATCCATTCAACCTCATCTCGTTCTTGACTACCACCTTCTAATAACATTATACCCGTTGGAGAAAGTTTGGGTAAATAATGTTGAATCGCATACTCGTATGTATCGCCATTATTAGCTATATCAATATGAATAATATCTATGTTGTTATCTATATTTTTATATACTTCATAAAAATCACCATAATTAATTGATACATTATGATTATTTTTAAATCTCTCTTTTAATTCAAATTCCATAGCATGATTTCCATTAAATTTGTCAAAAATATCATAGGCTTGAATAGTTGTTGTTTTACTATTGTTACTGTTGGTACTATTAATAAAATGATGCAAAGAATAACCATCTAAAATACCAATTTCTACAATTGATTTGGGATTTTGACACAAGGTAATCGCTTCAATTAGTTCACCATAATCAATATCTTTATTTTTATACGATGAATTCATTATATTAATAATTAAGTATTAATATTTAAATACTTATATTTATATTTATTATCTATATTTATTATCTCTATGTTATCATTATTTAAAGTTTTTATGAGCGAAGATGTATTGAAACCTGTCAATGAGGTGTTAATGTCCGGACAAATTACACAAGGCCCTAAAGTTGAAGAATTTGAAAAGGCTTTAAAAGAATATATGGATAATCCTTATATTCTAACATTGAATTCAGCAACGGCAGGCTTGACGCTGGCTTTACGCTTGTTAAAAAACAAAGATGAACGCTTTCAGTGGCCAGGCTTTAATGAAGAAACGGATATTGTTTTAACGCCAGCATTAACATGTTTTGCAACAACAGCCGCTATATTAGCCAATCAAGTTAATATGCAATGGTTAGATGTCGATTTGGAAAGTGCCAATATTGATTTAATTGATTTGAAAAATAAACTGAATGAAAAGACAAAAGTTATTTATTTGGTACATTGGGGAGTAAACCCGATTGATTTGGATGAATTAAATAAAATATGCGAAGAACACAAAGAAAAATATGGATTTAAACCCATGGTGGTAGAAGATTGTGCTCACGCTTTTGGAGCAGAGTATAATGGCGGAAAAATTGGGGGGAAAGGAAGTGAGGGACATATTTGTGTTTTTAGTTTACAGGCGATTAAACATTTAACAACCGGCGATGGTGGATTTATTACTTTGCCAAATGAATACTTATATGACCGATGTAAATTATTACGCTGGTATGGGATTGATCGTGATAAACGCAATTATAAAGGTAAAGATTTACGCTTGGAAAATGATATTGTGGAATATGGCTATAAGTTTCATATGAATGATATTAATGCGACACTTGGTTTATATAATTTGCCCCATATGGATGACCTGTTACGAAAAAATAGAGAGAATGCAGCCTATTTTGACGAACATTTGAAAGAAGTATCTGGTATTCAATTAATGAATGCTAATAAAAAATGTAACTCGGCCTATTGGCTTTATTCCATTCGTGTGTTGAATGGAAAAAAACAAGAATTTATGGAAAAAATGAAAGAAGCAGGTATTATGACGAGTCAGGTTCATAACCGCAATGACATTAATAGTTGTGTAAAGGATTTTCAAGAATCATTGCCGAATTTGGATATATTGGAAAAAGAATTGGTATGTATTCCGGTAGGGTGGTGGTTGGAAAAGAAAGACTTAGAAAAAATCGTTAAAAATTGTTATTTATAATAATAGAATATATAAATGGATTTATTAGTACAATGTTATTTGGGTTTTCCAAAAGAAGTAAGGCATGAATATTTTTATAAATTATGTGACGAAAAAATACGAATGTTTGATATAGAAAATAAAAATATTTTAGAAGTCCATCATAATATAACAAAAGAACCATGGCATGAAAAAATTTTTCATATATGTGGTTAACATTGGTTCAAGAAATTCCCTCTAATTTTAAATTCTTAGAAATTGGAGTATTTAAAGGTCGCATTTTATCATTAATTGAGTTATTAAGTAAACATTTACACCTTTGAACATTTAAAACGCTGACTTAATTCATATATTTTTTAGGTTTTCGTTTTCTCGTTGATGGTCGTTTTACATATTTTTCATTTCTATCGTATGCTCCTTTTATTAGATTTTTATAAATATGTATTGGTATTTCATCTAATACATCTTTTACATTATTAACTAATTCATTATATATTAATCCTTTTTTCTTTTGTAATCGGGATTTCAATACATTAAAATATCCCTCTATTGCATTTGTATAATGTTGATACGGAACAGAATACAATAAATTATTATTCTTTTTAATTACATCTTTTACCAGTTTATTTCTATGACTACTCGCATTATCTAAAATGATTAATTTATTTTTGTATTTTCCATTTATAAACTTGTTAATAAAATCAACCATTCTATTACTATCAATACCTCCTTTTTTATATACCTCACATCCAATAACACCTTTTGAAGAAATAGCAAATATCCCAGTATATTTTTTGAAAACTTCTTGACTTTTCGTTTTTCACTACGCACCTTTTACCTATTTCTTCATAACATTTCCTTCTAATTATAAATGAGTTTAATGATGTTTCATCAATACATATAATATCATCTAATTTATATTATTTATTATATTATTTATTATATTATTTAATTTTTATACAATAAATAATATAATATCAATTAAATTTTACCTTAACACTTTAATGTTCGCCCATTCACTTTTGGCGGAACACATACTTGGTATTTAGATTTAAGAAAATACGGAGTTTCTGAAGTTCCCATATATTTCGGCGCAGTTGTTCCAAACGTCGTTTTAAATGATGCAGCATTTTTATTAATTGCGTTTAATTTCAATCTCGCAATACGCGAACTGCTATCCACCGCACCTTGTTGAGAAAAAGTCGTATTATTCGGTTTATAAATAGTTGTGGAGTCAGTTAAATTTGAACAATGATTGCAATTTTGGGTTTTTCTTACCTGCGGTCCATCACTCGCATCGGATGGTTTAAGCAAATTATTATTAGCATCTAAATATGTTATTGTTGAAACTGGCAACGCCGTTAATTTCTGTTCATATAATTGATTACGTGCTCGCAAATAACTCTTCATATCAGGATAATATGGTTTTTCTTTATTAATAATTGTTGTGCCTCGTTTAATAATTTTTTTGACCGGATCGCATGCACCTATAATACATCCACTCGCGTCATTGTATAAAGAAAAATTAGTATCATTATATCTAACAATATTTTCTTTAATACCTACAGTGCTATCTGTTCCGTTTAATAAACACGTCGTATTACTAGCAACATCCCCTAAATAAACAGAACCGCCTGGCGTATCAAACGGTATTCCAACACCAGCACGACGGTTTCGCCCTCCACTTTCAGAATTCGGTATTAATTGTTTACGCCAATGATTAATCGGTCGTGCTTTAAAATCAGGACCACTTGCATTTAAATCGGGTCTAGAATTAGATGGAACTGCACTATTTGTTGATATACTCTTCCAAGTGACATAAGGTGATATAGACATTAAGACCATTATTTATTATATAGAGAGATATATTTTAGAAATAAAACTATGTTTATAATATAAAATGATACTTTTAAATTCTCTCATGGTTTTACTTTCGATCGTTATTGTGCTTCATTTTATCAAGTATTTAAAAGACCGCAATAAGAAGAGAGAAGGATTCAGTGAATTTAAATCCGAAGAGGTTACTATTAATCCTGCAGAGGTTACTATTAATCCTGCAGAGGTTACTATTAATCCTGCAGAGGTTACTCATAATACGATTGTAAATAAAATGAAAAATAGTAATACTAATAAAAATAAAAATAATATTAAAAATAGTACTAAAAGCAAAGAAGAAATTAAAAGTGAACAACACAATCAACGTATTGTATCTGAAATAAAAGACGATATTAAAGAAATAATGAGTATAAATGATGACATTAAAAAATTAAACGAAAGTTTTAAATCACGAAAATAATAGAATTATAAATATAAAATAGAATTATATAATAGTATAAGATGGGTAGTAAACCAACTGGTCAATTTGGAGAAGTAGAACAAGAAAATGGTGTTGATAAATTACAAGATAAGATAATGGGTCCTGATTATGATTATTCTAGACGAATTAAGACACCGCAACAAATGAGTATGAGCGGGAAAGGTACTTGGAGTGCATTGGGTAAGAATATTAATGGTTTATTGGGATATATAGAACTTATGGTTGTTGGTGAATGTAAAGGATTGGGCAAATGTGCTAACACTACCGGACGAGCTTTAGGAAGTAAATTTTTTGTGGATACTCCTTTAAAATGCACTGATAAAAAAACTAGACAAAAAGTGAAGAGGTCTTTATATATTAATAATGTTCCTGATGGGTCTATTCCATTTATTTCAAATATGTCCAATGTCTATTTTGATACATTTAAAGGGTTGTTGCCAGGTCTTATGAGTAATGCGTCACAGTTAAATCCAATGCAGATTTTATTATCTTTTGTATCTGGACCTACATCAACTTGTCAAGAAATTACAATGGAAACAATTGATTCTGCAGATAGACGTGGAACAGAATCTGCTTATGTTTTAAATAAAGATATTGAACTTATGAACCCAGCGTGGTTTTCTTCGGCATTCCCAAAACCATCTAGTGAGCAGTTAAGAGAATTAACACCTGAAGAAGAAGAAGAAATTATTGTGACTTCCGACAAAGAGGATGATGAAGGTTCCGAAGAAGCATTTAGTGGAATGAATGGAAATTCTTCTTTAAAAGGAACGAGAATAGATTACAGTAAAATGCCAAATGATATTTTAATTAAATTTTACTACACTTGTTTGGGGTTACTGGGATTATACTTCTTATTTAAAATTTTAATGAAAAAAAATAAGAAATGAAATTAATAGAATGAAATTATTATTTTCTTTTACTTTCGCTTAACATTTCGTTTTTTGGTAAAAGCGCGTTTTTTTAATCCACGTTTTTTGGTAGTTCCTTTTTTTAAGTGCTTCTTGTTAGTATGTTTTTTATGTTTTGTTCTTCTTCGTCTTCGCCCTCCTTCCTGAGGTTCAGTGATTGCGTTATTCACGGGTTGTTGAACTTGTTGCTCGTTGGTACCAATAAAATTATTAATAGGTCCCATTATACCATGTGCTAGAATTTTTGTTTTTTTTTTTGCATCATCAGCACTTTGTTTTACAATTCCAACAGCATCAGTTTGAACTTTCTTTAAGTTACCCTCACTGTTCTTAAAAAAATTAGCAAAAAAACCTGTTTGTTTGGGTTCTTTCATTCTCTCTTCACAAACGGGGCAAGGAGGACAATTATCCGGTCTATCTTCTCCACCTTTCATTATACTATACTATTATAGTATAATAAATTAAAAAACAAAATTTTAAAAAGCATATATTTTAAAAGCATACCATATATTTTAAAAGCATACCATATATTTTAAAAGCATACCATATATTTTAAAAGCATACCATATATTTTAAAAGCATACCATATATTTTAAAAGCATACCATATATTTTTAAAAGCATATATTTTAATAAGCGCCTTTTTTCTTAGGAGCAACCGACCCACTTCCTCTAGAACGCGCTAAAGCAGATTTCACAGTTGTTTGATCGGAACCAGCAAATGAAAATGTCTGCGTATTAATTTGATTGGTGCTGCCTTTACCTGTCGCTTGAACACCTTTTAATCTAATATGTTCAGCACTCGTGCGAGAGGAAGAAGCACCATACCATTTCTTCTTTGCATTAACATTATTTTCAAAAGATTTCCCTACACCATCAACATTTTGGTTTACATTTTTATTATATAATTGTCTAGACATTGAGAAAAAACTACCCTGGGTCATCGTATTCGGTTTAAAGGGAAGACCCATCACAGCACTTGATTGGTTGTTCGGTATGTTTTGTTTTAAAGGAATTGATGCATCGCCGACAGTTTGAGGTTTAATCATACTCATTTATAATATATTTATAATGATATTATATTTGATATTATATATAATATCATGTATTCTTCTTCACAGTTTCAAAAATATTTAGTTGAGTTTTTCGGAACCTTATTTTTTCTCTATGTCATTATTTCAGTTGGACACCCTATTGCTATTGGTGCAGCATTAACAGTTGCTATTTTTATCGGTGGTAAAATATCGGGTGGATACTTTAACCCTGCAGTAACCATTATGATGACAATGGCAAAAAAAATGAAAATGGTAGACGCCTTTCCTTATATTGTTGCACAAGTATTAGGTGGTATTGCTGCCCTCCACACTCTCCAATTATATAAAATAATGTAATATATTAATTACTATAGAAATTAACTTCTAACTCGTCGTAACGCTTGACTCACAGTAGACCCATTTTCTCCACCAAAACTAGAATCGTTGTATGATCTATTACCCGCTTGTATCTTTTTAAAACGGACGTAATCCGAACCGTCATACACCTTCTTCGGGTCTCCAGTATAAAAAGCGTCACCAGTGCTTGTTCCGCGCTGATTTGCATGAATACGCGAAACCATGCTGTTTCCGCTTTGATTAATAGGCGTGCCTAAAAGAGGCGAGGGTCCAGAATTAACAGTTCCGGCGGTATCACCTGCATTAAAATAACGCCTAAATGGCGTAATTACTTGAGGATTATTATTAGGAAACACTTTATGACCCATCACACGTCGCATAAATAAACGGTCTAATCCACGCTGCCCGCCACCTTCCATTCCAGAACCACTACCCCGACTACCATTTGCACCGCCACCTAATAATCCTCCTTTGGGTTGAGCGCCGGGAATGCCTCCACCTAATATACTTCTCATAGTATCACCAGTAAATCCAGACATCTTATTTATATACAATAGAAATATAAAATAATATATAATATTTTATTAATCATAATATATAAAATGAATTTCATTTATTTTTCTGGTGTAGTTTCACTCACTATACAAGTTATTACAGCATTATTTCAAGCATATGTTATTAAGTTGCCAACACCTCCAAGTTTTTATCTAATTAATGAGTTGCTTATAATTGATTTTATAGTTCAAGTTGTAGAGGCAATCTTTTATATTTGGTTAATAACAAATTTTAAAACGATTAAAGATGTAACGCATTTTAGATACTACGATTGGGTTATAACAACACCTACAATGTTAATTACTTTTATATTTTATTTAATGTTTTTAAAAGAGAGAGAGAATGGTATTGAAATCAAGACAATTATGACCAAATTAAAAGAAAATTGGCAACTTATTCTTAAAGTTTCACTATTAGATTGGTTAATGTTGTTATGTGGTTATTTAGGGGAAATACATATTTTCTCATTTGTATCTACTACTATTGCTGGGTTCATTCCATTCTTTTTAATGTTTTATTTGATTTATGTAAATGTTGCTTCCTATAGTAAAACAGGTAGAAGACTATTTTGGTATTTTTCTATTGTATGGGCAATTTATGGTGTTGCAGCAGTTTTGCCTTATCGCATTAAGAATACAATGTATAACATATTAGACTTGTTTGCCAAAAACTTCTTTGGTGTCTTCCTTGCTTATGTTCTGTATAATGCAAGAAACAACATATAATTATATCATGTAAAAATTACTATTATAATAAAATTGATTAAACATTATTTTATTATATCTATTTAAAATTAAAATTTATATACCTAGATATGTCTACGCGTGTAATTATTATTGTTAATTGGACCTTATCTTATGATTCTATTATCCATGCATGGATTCCCAAGGATTTACATATATCGCAACCTTATACAAAAATCAAATCGTGTTATACTGGTCGCACCACCGGTGAAATAATTGGCAATCGCCTAGAGGTGCTTTATGAATATAAGTTGCAGGTCACTAACTTAATTAAAATTAAAGAAGAGGATTGTAATAATTGTGATAATTGTGATGTATATTGGCAAGGATATTATAATAATCATTTGGTAGCATTTGATTTCTCCACTAGAAATAAAAATTTAAAATATAATATCCAGACGATTCAGGAAATTGATGGAATTGTGCGTGCTTCTTCAATGTCAAAATTAACGCCTATTGTAGACAATGACACTGACACAATTAGTAATATAACCACTACCAGTACCACTACCAGTACCACTACCAGTACCACTACCACTACCACTACCACTACCAGTACCACTACCACTACCACTACGTCAGACAATATT